TGTTCCTGCTGCAGCAAAGACACGCCAAGCAGGACTTGTTGACAACTCAGTAACATTTGAGTTCCACCAGGACTTCGCAGCAGCATCAGTAGAAACAACAATTTATCCACTATTGGGTACAGTTGCTGCATGTACAGTAAAGCCTTTGGATGCTGCAATCGCTGCAGATAATCCTGAGTACCAATTTAACGCTTTGATTTCAGAGTGGACACCTCTAAACGGTGCTGTAGGCGAACTAGCCACTGCATCTGTGACATGGCCAATTACTGGTCCAATCACAAAGGATGTAACTCCTTAATCATGGCAAAAATAGTCTTAACTAATGGATATGTCGCACTTACATCAGGAGCCACAACTTTTGATATAAGTGATTTTGTGTCAGCAATCTCGCTTGCCACAACGCATGACCTTATTGAGACAACACAAATGAATGATATTTACAAGACAGTAATTGCAGGGCTTGGACAAAACTCTGTAAGTCTTCAGTTTTACCAAGATTTTGGTGACGCTAGTGCTTACAGTGGATTAGAACAAGTTATTTATCCTTTTATAGGAACTGCTGTTACCTGTACAGTAAAACCTGTGGCAAGTGCACCTATAAGTTCATTTAATCCACAGTATTCATTTTCAGTATTAATTTCAGAGTGGCAACCGTTGTCTGGAGCCGTAGGTGAACTATCTACGGCCTCAGTCACATGGCCTATCTCTGGAGCAATAACAAAAACAATCACACCTTAGAAGGGGCAAGCAAAATGGACGGACTACACATAAAAGTAAAAACTAATGACGGATTTGAAGGAACTTTATCCTTAAGACCACGATCAATAGTTGCATTTGAACAAAAATTCGGCAAAGGATTCGCTAAACTACTTGGCGAAGACCAGAAACTAGAACACATCTACTTCCTTGCGTGGAGTGCTTTAAAAGATAGTGGAAAAGTTGTAAAGCCATGGGGCGAAGGTTTCCTTGACACATTAGACAGTGTTGAGTTAGTCGTAGACCCAAATTTAGAATCCACAGAGATAGTCTAACATATTCGTTAGCAATGATTTCTGTGGAGACTGGCCTATCTCCAGTTGATTTGATGGATGCTCCAGATGGAGTACTTGAAGCAATTGTTATTTATCTAAAAGAAAAAAATAAGGATCATTAATGAGCAAAGATGCAATAGCGTTAACAGGTGTTAAAGAGACGCTAAAAGCACTAGAATCTTTTGATAAGCAAGCAGTTAAAGAGTTCACTAAGGTTATTAACTCTGAACTTAAAATTGCTAAAAAAGATGCTCAAGGATTTGTTGCTGGTGCTCCACCTCTTAGTGGGTGGAACACACAGCCTCCTAAAAAGCCTCGTTCTCGTGGTGGTGCAGGATGGCCTGCATGGGATCAGAGTGTAATTAGACAAGGAATTTCAGCCTCAAAGGCTGAGGGTAAAGTAAGAAAAGACTATACAACATCAGCAGGGTCACTTAAAAATAAGTCAGCAGCAGGTGTAATATTTGAATTGGCTGGAAGAACAAATAGGTCTGGTAACTTTATCAGTAACCTAGAAAAGAAAGAAACACAAGCATCTCGTTTAGTCTGGAAATCAGTAGACAAGAATAAAGATAGAATTATTAAAAATGTGTTTAATGCTTTTCAAGATGTTAAATCAAAACTACAAAAGAATTTAGAAAAGGAGAGAACATAAAATGGCATCAGGTGCAGTAGTAGCCAGAATTCTCACCCAATATTCTGATAAAGGTAGCAAGCAAGCCCAAAGAGATATTCAAAAACTTAGTAAAAGAATTGATGCATTTGGTAAAAAAGCAACAAAGTCTTTTGCAATTGCAGGTGCAGCAACGGCTGCATATGCTGCTAAACTTGCTTTAGACTCAGTAAAAGGTGCAGCACAAGATGAAAAACAACAGACTGCATTAGCAACTGCTATTCGTAATACTACTAAGGCTACAGATCAAGCAATTATTGCAAATAATGCATGGCTAGATTCTCTTGAATTACAAGTTGCTATTGACAACGAACAACTGATTCCTGCTCTACAGCAGTTAGTTACAGCAACTGGAGATCTTACTCAAGGTCAAAATTTATTAAAATTAGCAACAGATGTTTCAGCAGCGTCTGGAAAAGATTTAGGTCAAGTCTCAATGGCCCTTTCCAAAGCAGTAAATGGAAATTTTACAGCCCTTTCAAAATTAGGACTACCTCTTGATGCTAATGCAATTAAGACAAAAGATTTAAGCAAACTATTAGTTCAATTAAGCAGAATTAGCAAAGGACAGGCTGCAGCAGCAGCAAATACATTTGCAGGAAAATTAGAAGTTTTAAGATTATCAATAAATCAGGTAAAGGATAAAATTGGCATAGCATTAATGCCAGCACTTATAACATTTGCATCTTATGTCAAAGATAAGATTATTCCTAATTTAGAATATTTTGTATATTTAAATCAATATAAAATGCAGACTGCTCTTGAAACTACAGTTAAAAATATTCAAGATACTGCACATGCTATTGGTAATATTTATTCAGTAATTGATAAAGTAAATAATATTCTTCCACTTGGTATTGGTGGATACATTCAACTTGCAGCAGCAGGATATGCTGTTGGCAAAGCCTTTATTGGTGTTAAATTTGCAATGGATGTTGTAACTGCATCACAATTAAAAATGAGTTTAGCCTCAACAGCAAATATAAAAACTCATCAACAAATATTTAGAGAACTTGGAAAGTTATCTCCTGCAGCAAAACTTGTTGCTGGATCATTTAATCTTATTAAAACAGAAGCAGTAGGACTTTACACTTCAGTTAAAACAGCAACTACTGGTGTTATGGCTGGAACAGCAGGAATGGGATTCTTTGCTACAGCAACTAAAGGAGCCAACGCTGCTTTAGTGGCATTTGTTACTACTCTTAAAGGCATTGGAGCATTTCTTGCTAAATATGTAAAGCAAATAGCAATTGCTCTTGCTGTTATGGCTGCTATTGCAGTATTGGTTGAAAAATTTAATAAAGATGCAGTTAAATTATCTCCTAAAGCACAGGCTATAGAATGGAATATCTATAAGACTACTGTAATGAAAGGCATCCAGAGTATGGATGATGCCCGTAATGCAGCCATTAAAAAGCAGGAAGAACAAAATAATAAGACTAAAGAACAAATTGCAACTGAAAAAGCATTAGCAGCAATTGAAGCAAAGAACGCTAAAGATCAAGCAAAGAATGCAAGAGCAGTAGCATTAAGAGAAGCAGTTCTAGCAAGACTTAAGAAATTAAACGCTATTCCTGGAACTGGTAAAGCCAAAATTGGTAAAGGTATTACACCTGTAAGTTCTCTTGATGCAGCAGAATATGAAGCAATTAACTTTAGAGCAGCAGAATTATTGCTACTTAAGCAAAAAGATAATGAAGCAGAACTAAAGAAACTTGCTGCATTAAAAGAAAATATTTTATTACAGGAACTAAGAAATACATTATCTACAAGATATCTTGATATTCTTCAGGTAATTGCAGATGAAAAAATTACTGATGCAGAGGTTAAAGCCCTTGCTATGGGATGGAAACTTCCAGAACAAGCAGTTAGAGCATATTTAATTCAATTCCAGGCAGTAGCAGATGGAACAATCTCAGATGATGAGATAGTACAACTTGCTAAGTCATGGGGAAGCACTAAAGAACAAGCAGCCCAATATCTTGATTTCTTTGCATTCTTAAATGATGGAGTCCTAAGCGATTCTGAAATTGAGAAGTTAAAGTCTAAGTGGAAGTTAACTGAAAATCAAGTTCGTCAATATGCTGACTTTGTTGGCGTAGTAAATGACGGTAAACTAACAGATACTGAAATTCAGAAGTTAATGTCCAAGTGGAAGATGACTACTGATGAAGTAGTTGCTTATATAGTTAAGATTGGTTCTCCTGTCTCATATAGTGGAACACTTATTAGTCCTGCACAAGCAGCAGAACTTGCATGGAAATCTGCAACAGCAGCATTAGATGAGTATCTAAGAAAACTTGCTAGTGGTGCATCAAGTTCATCAAGCAGTTCAAGTTCAAGCAGTTCATCATCAGCAGCAGCCTCAGCAGATGCCACAAAAGAAGCAGCAGACGCTGCAGCAGCAGCAGCAGATGCAGCAGCAGCCCTGGCTGCAGCAAATAGTGCAGCAACAGCAGCAGCCTTAGCAGCAGCAGATGCTATTCTAGGAACAAGTTCTGGAAACAACTATAGTGGTGATGACGGAATTGCAAGACGAGCAGCAGCAGCAGGATTAGCAACTAAGAATGCAGCAGAAACAGCAAGACTTGCAGCA